AGCCTACATCGAGGTTCCGCGCAAGAACGGCAAGGCGTTGGATGTAGGGACGCCGATGCTGACGGCTCGCGGATGGGTGACGATGGGCGATCTCAAAGTGGGTGATCTGGTTCACGCGCCCGATGGCAGCCTGACACACATCACCTACGTATCCGAGATCTTCCATGGCCACGAGTGCTATGCGGTGGAGCTCGCAGACGGACGCGAGGTGATAGCCGACGCTGGCCACTTGTGGACAGTACGTGATCAGTGGCGCGCGCGGGACGTAACTATAACCACGGCCGAGATGGCGGCACACTACCGCATCGGCAACCGGCCCAGTCACACGGAACGGCGCTATTCCGTGCCGGTTCCAGCTCCGATTGAGCGCCCGGAGGCAGAGCTGCCGATTGATCCGTATGTGCTAGGGCTCTGGTTGGGTGATGGGGCCGCAAGCGGAGCTCGGATAAGCACGACCGATGAGGACGTACTTGTGGCGATCACAGCCGCCGGCTTCGACATCCACAAGATCGCGGGCGACAACTGTGACTATGGCATTAGAGACGGCTTACTGGTTGCGCTTCGTGATCTAGGGCTACTTGGCGACAAACATGTTCCGGCCGAATACCTGGGAGCATCCAGAGGGCAACGGTTGGCGTTGCTACAGGGGCTTATGGATACCGATGGCTCGGCATTCGTAGGCTCTGGGTCGCCGCAATGTGAGTTCTGTAACACCTCACGGTCATTGGCTGAGGCAGTCTTGTTTCTGGCACGGTCGTTAGGGTGGAAGGCCACGCTAAAAGAGTCGCGTGCCACGCTCAATGGTAGGGACTGTGGGCCAAGGTATCGGATATGCTGGCACGCTTACAAGGACTACTCGCCGTTCCGGTTGGCTCGCAAGACAGAGCGGTTACTTGATCGGCCAGCAAAGCCACAACGATCCGGTAGCATCAAGGTGGTAGGGGTTCATCAGGTAGAGAGCCGACCAACGTGCTGCATTCAGGTGGATCATCCAAGTCACCAGTTCCTTGCTGGGCGCGGGCTTATGCCGACTCACAACACCACGCTGGTAGCAGGGATCGGGCTGTACATGCTGGTGGCCGATGGGGAGCCCGGCGCGGAAATCTACAGCGCGGCGACGAAGCGCGACCAGGCGAAGCTGTCGTGGTCTGAGGCCGTCCGCATGCGGGACAAAAGTCCGGCGCTGGCCAAGATGGTGCAGCATTGGCGGGCCTCTGACAACCTCTCCGTGGAAGCAACGGCGAGCAAGTTCCAGCCTCTCGGGGCCGACGCCGACACGATGGACGGCCTGAATGTCCACGGTGCGCTGATCGATGAACTGCATGCGCACAAGACGCGCGCGGTTGTGGACGTGCTGGAAACGGCCACGGGTGCCCGGCGCCAGCCGCTCATCCTGGAGATCACGACGGCCGGAGTAGACCAGACCAGCGTGTGCTTTGAGCACAACGAGTATTCGGCTCGTCTACTGAACGGCACAGTGACCGACGAAACCTGGTTCGCGTTCATTGCGACGCTGGATGAGGGAGACGACTGGACGGACGAGCGCGTCTGGGCGAAGGCCAACCCGAACCTGGGCGTCTCGGTAAAGCTCGACGATCTGCGGCGCAAGTGCGAGCGCGCCAAGCAGTTGCCGTCGGCACAGAACGCCTTCAAGCGCCTGCATCTGGACGTGTGGACGCAGCAGGTGGATCGCTGGATCGACCTGGCGCTGTGGGATGCGAATGCGGGCGAGATCGGGGCCCGGGAGCTCGAGGGGGTGCTGCGAGGGCACGCCTGCTATGGCGGGCTAGACCTCTCGGCGGTGAGCGACCTGACGGCGTGGGTGATGGTCTTCCCGCGTGAGGGGGATCCCGAAGAGGTGGACATCCTCTGCCGGTTCTGGTGCCCGGAGGCGCGGATCTACGACGCGCACAATCGCTACCGCGACCAGTATCAGGCATGGGCCCGTGACGGTTGGCTCGACGTCACGCCCGGAGACGCCGTGGACTATGCGCACATTCGGGCCCGCGTGCTGGAAGATGCGCAGGCGTTTCGTGTCATGGACATGAACGTGGACCGCCTCTTCCAAGGGTACCAGCTCACGCAGGAACTGGCGGACGAAGGACTGGCGGTGTTCGGCATGGGGCAAGGGTTCCTGAGCATGGCAGCGCCCATGCGCGACTTTGAACGCCGTTTACTCGACAAGAAGCTGCACCACGGCATGCACCCGGTGCTGCGATTCATGGCGGAGAGCGTCGCCGTGCGGCGGGATCCTGCTGACAACCTCAAGGTCGACAAGGCGGAGAGCCAGGGGCGGGTGGACGGGATTGTCGCGCTGGTAATGGGCATCGATCGAGCGATGCGACAGGGGACCGGCGGATCGGTCTACGAGACGCGTGGTGTTCTGGTGCTATGAGACGGCTGCTAGCAGCGTGCGGTCCGCGTGAGCTCGTGGCCACACTGGGGCTTGGTTTGATCGCCGCGGGGCTGGCCATGGTGAGTGTACCGGCGGCGCTGGTAGTGACCGGCGCCCTGTTGCTCGGGCTGGCGATATGGCCACTGGTCAGGCGCGGTCCTGAGGAGAGCGAGTAGATGGGTTGGCTCGCCGAGTTGCTGCGGCCCACGCCGCGGGCGTCGCTGAACGCAGACCCGAACGATGAGCGGACGTGGATCACCAGCCCCATCGGCGGATCGGCCTCGTCTGGCGTCTACGTGAACGCGGACACGGCGCTGCAAGCCTCGCCGGTGTGGGCCTGCGTGCGGCTGCTGGCCGAATCGCTGGCGTCGCTGCCAGTGATCATATACCGACGGACGGCAGACGGCGGCAAGGAGCGCGCAACCGATCATCCGTTGTACGAGCTGCTGCACGACCAGCCGAATCCGCTGCAGACGGCGTTCGGGTTCAAACGCGCGATGATGGCGCAGGCTTTGCTCTTTGGCAACGCCTACGCCCAGATCGCGCCAGGAACGCGGGGGGCGGTGGACAGCCTGAACATGCTCTACGCTGACCGAGTGCACCCGGAAGCCCTGCCCGGGGGCGGTATCCGCTACATGGTGACCGGGAACGATGGAATCGCCCGCGCCGTGAATGATGAGGACGTCTTCCACCTGCCGGGGCTGTCGCTGGACGGGATCACAGGGCTCAGCCTGATCCGCTACGCCAGGGAATCGATCGGTCTGGTGCTGGCGGCGGAGGGGTACAGCTCGCGGTTCTACAGCCAGAACGCGAGGCCGGGCGGGATCCTGCGCTACCCGAAGGCGCTGACTGTCGACGCAGCAGCGCGGCTGCGGACCAGCTGGCAGGAGGCCCACGCCGGGCTCGGCAACGCCCATCAGGTGGCCGTGCTCGAGGAGGGTGCCGAGTGGCAACAGACCGGCATGACCAACCAGGACGCGGAGCTGATCGCGCAGTTGGACTGGTCGATTGCCGATGTAGCCAGGTACTTCAACGTCCCGCTGCACATGATCCAGCAGATGACCAAGACCACATCGTGGGGCTCGGGCATCGAGGAAATGTCGATCGAGTTCGTGACCTACAGCCTCCTGCCGTGGGTGCGCAACTGGGAAGACACGATCCGCAAAGACCTGATCGTGGCCAAGCGCACGTACTTTGCCGAGTTCCTGCTCGAGGGGTTGTTGCGCGGGAAGCAGTCCGACCGCTACACGGCCTACAACACGGGGCGCCAGGGCGGCTGGCTGAGTGTCAACGAGATTCGCCGGTTCGAGAATATGAACGCCATCGAGGGCGGCGACCAGTATCTCAGCCCGCTGAATATGGCGCCGGTGGGGCCGGAGCCCGCACCGCAGAGCGCGGCGGCGGAGCCGACACCCCCCGAGGAGCCCGCGGCGGCAGCGCACTATCAGCTGCTCTTGCGTGAGGCAGCGGGCAGGGTGGTGCGCAAAGAGATCGCGGCGATGAGCCGGGCGGCCAAGCGCTGCGGCGAGGATCGCGGCGCGTGGGCCGCGGCGGTCCAGGAGTTCTACGCCACCCACGGGCGCTTTGTGGCGGAGACGCTGCACATCCCAG